TTTCCTCTTGGTCCAGAACCAGGAGGTATCATTGGTTGAGTTGGAGATCCGCCACCTCCGCCACCTCCGCCTCCACCACCCGCAGTTTGTGGAGCGCCAACTGCAACAAATTGAGGTTGATTTGCTGTTTCCATAGAAGCAAGGTGAAGCGCATCGCCCAATTCATTTTCCATTCTTTTGGATATAGAAGCTTTCATTCCTGCATCTAAACTACTCAATCCACCAACATATTGATTTCTCGCAGTATAAAGCGATGTTAATACATCTTGAGTTGAGGCATTAGGACCAGCTTGTTGCATAGCGGCGGCAAGTATTTTTTTATTTCCTGCTAATCCGTGTTGTACGCTCTGGCTAAACAAAGCTTTTTGAATTGTTGGATCAGATATATCATAACCCATTTCTTGTGCTGCTCTGGCAACAGGGTCATAATGAGTTCTTTTTATGAAAGCTTCTTGCGCTCCAGCAAATCCTTCTTTATCCCCAGCGACAGCATTTTTATAAGCAGCATCAAATGCAGCTGTACCTATTTGACTTGGATCTAATCCATATTTTTGAGCAAACGCTTGACCTTCTGGACTATTCAAAAATTTTTCCATAGTTCCTGCTTTAGAGGAAAGCTGATATGTGCCGTAAGATTTACCACCAGGATCACCAGCACCAGAAGAAATGGTACCGACATCCCCCTTAGATTCATATCTAGCAGACAAAGCGCCAATTCCACTGGCAGCTTCTATTGGCGGTCTACCGCCTCCGCCTGATGGTCTTTGTTCCCCAGCAGGAGCTCCTCCTTGAGCGCCAGGACCTCCGCCTGATGGTCTTTGTTCCCCAGCAGGAGCTCCTCCTTGAGCGCCAGGAGGTGCTAACATTTGTCTCAGATTACCAATATTTGCGGAACCGAGCGTTGATACTGACGTAGCTATTTTAGCAATTTTTTCTGGGTCTAAATCTTCTGCGATGTTAACAAGATTACCAAGTCCTTGCGCCAATGAAGAAATACCATCACCAATGTCTCTTAAATTTGGTCCGCTGATTTCTTCAAAAGCGACCAAAGATTTCGCTACTCTTGTTAGGGTGTCTTCCTCTTCATCAGAACCCAACAACCAATCTAATGCTTTTCCTATTAAATCGCCAGTAGCAAATGCACCAATGCCAAGAGCAAGCTTACCTAATCCTTCTGCAGCTTTTAATAAATTATCCCCATTAATCGTATCGTATGAATTTAATCCTTCAGCAACAGAAGTTAACATCTCCTTGACATTTTGGGGACCACCCATTTCTTTAAACGCCTTAGCGCCAGTAGCCAAACCAGTAAAGAAACCACCAATAGCAAGACCAATAACAGCTATGCCAAGATTTGCTCCAGCAGCAACACCAAGACCTATACCAGTACCACCAATGGCTCCGAAGAGCGCACCAGCTGCTAGCATCCCACTAAGAGCTGTCAAACTTCCTTCATTGAAAGATCCAAGACCTTCGCCAACGGATGTTAACATTTCTTTAACAGTTGATCCACCACCAAGTTCGCTGTATGCTTTTGCACCAAGCGCAAGACCACTGAAGAATCCGCCGATAGCCAAACCGATAACAGCTATACCCAGATTTGCTCCTATGGCCATGGTAGCACCACCAGCACCACCAACAGCGCCAAATACTGCACCAGCTGCAAGTAAGCTACCAAGTGCGACTAAACCTTGTGTATCAAATGCCCCTAACCCTTCACCAACGGCTGTCAACATATCTTTGACACCAGATGCGCCGCCGAGAGCAGTGGTAGCTGCTCCGCCAAGAGCAAGACCAGCAAAGAATCCACCAATACCAACACCGATAGCAGCTATACCGATTGGAGCAGTAAGTTTTTCTTTATCTCCAGAATAAGCACCAAATATAGCACCAGCCGCTAGAAGTGCACCAAATCCTACCATTCCACCAGTATCAAAAGAACTCAACCCTTCGCCGACGGCTGTTAACATGTCTTTGACGCCAGATGCACCACCAACTGCATTTACAGCTGCGCCACCAAGAGCCAGTGCTGCGATAAATGCACCAATACCAGCGCCAACTGCAGCTATACCAAACCCTGCTTTTCCGGAAGTTTCAACATCAGGAACAAGGCTTGAACCAGAACCAGAAGTTGAAGTTGTTGGTGTAGTTCCTGTACCACCAACAGTAGCAGCAGGTGCAGCTGTTGTAGCTGGACCAACAGCTCTTCTCATCATTTCATCTTTTGCGCCTTTACCACCAAATCCAGCTAGAATTTGCTTTGGTGTTAGACCTTTTTTCTTTGCTAGTTCAAATTCCGAAGGTTTCTTTGCTGCTTTTTCTTCTCTTTTCTTTTTCGCAAGATCCATTAGCCCAGAAATACCAGCCTTGGCTCCTTTGAAACCGAGTTTTCCTACTCCAAGAGCACCTTGTAATAATAGAGCAGCAACTGGATCGTCTTGTCTCAATGCGCCCATTGTTCTTCTGCCAAGATTGGCAGCAGTGCGACCAGCTTTTGCTCCTAAAGTATCTTCTTTTTCAAGATCAGCAATTGCTTTTGCTAAATTGTTTTCTTTATTTGTAGTATTTTTAAGCGCAACATTGTTATTTGCAACAGCAAGAGTTAGCTTTTCTATGGCATCAGAAAGGCTTTTTAATTCTTTGTTATTTGTTTTTAGATCTTTGTCTGGTTTTGGTGTTCCAGTTCCTCTACCAGAACCACCAGTACCACCAGCAGGACCTCTTGGATTTCTAGGTTTTGCCATTATTACCTTCTCTTAGCTGCTTGGTTTTTTTGTTCTTTTTTCTTTTCTTCCAAATATTGTTGCAGCATAGCAACGTAAATATCACGTTCAAAAGGTATCATATCTTCAAGTTCAGAAATACTATATTTGTGGTGCTGAACCATAGCAAAAACAGTTTTATAATAGTTGGTTAAACTATTGTGGCTCAGCCCAAAGTAAAAAAATCTGATAATGTGCTCAGTACAGCTTTCTTTTCCTTTCCTCCAGCTACATAAGGAACTTCACAATAAACGCTTGGCATATTCTTTAAGAATTCGTCAACTTCAGTAATGATTTGAACTGGCAAATTCTCAACGAAATCTTCAACTTCCTTTTTAGTATATTCTGAAAACTTATAAACTTGATCTCCATCATAAAGTTTATCTAATAGGTAAGTAACAACTTCAAATATATTTTTAGTATAACTTTCTGTTATTTCAACCTTGTCCATAAAATCTGCTTTTGGGTATTTTAGTTGTACCGACATCGTATCAGTAATTTTTATCAATGGTGCTTTTCTTTTGTTTCTAATTTGAACATTATTCAAATCAAGATCAACCATAATTGGAACTTCTAGTTCTTCATCATTAATTCTAATTTGAATTATATTACCAACAGAATTCGCTCTCAGTTGAATGAAGAAATATTCAATATCAAAGAACGATAGTTCATTAACATCAAAACCAGGATCAACAACACAATTATTAATAATTTGCTTTATTGCTCTTAGCATTTCTGCTTCATCTTTACCTTCTGCAGCCATCAGCAGAATTTTTTCTTCTTTTACTAGAAATGGTCTGTATCTAATTTCTTGTTCTGTTGATGGTATAGTCAAAGTATAAATTGGTTTGTCAATTTTAGGTAACATAAATCAATTCTCCTAATTATTAAAATCCATTAAATCCGCTAAAAGTTTGTCTTAGAGTTCTACTTATTCCGCCTTGCGCTGGGGAAACAGCACGTTGAATTGAACTTTGTAGTATAGCTGTTGGTTGAGGAATGTTAACCAAATCAGAAACGATTGGTATATGTGGTATGTTTGGTAGCGTAAGTGAAGACAAGCTGAAACCTCTTGGGTTTCTTGCAGCTTGTAATGGTATACCATTAAGCTGATCAAGATAATCCTGAAGTTGGCTGCTTGCGCTTTCTGCACTAATTTCTGCATTCAATTGAATATTGAACACGGAAAATGTAACATTGAATGTATAGAATGTGTTTTGATTTTCCCAATTCAATTGAGTGTCTGTAAATGAGGTTGGGAACATTTCAAACAATTTGTAAACGCGAATTACCTTGTTAGCATAATCATATATTTCAATTTTACCATCCAATACATAATCATCTCTGTAAGGAACGGTAAACATTTCTGGATCTTGGGTTATATGCTTACCAGAACCAGTCATGTATTCCATCCAATCGTCAAACAAACTTAACATTTCACCATTGCCATCGGCGATGAATGTAGCTGTCACATCTTGAATACTTCCATTAATTACGTTTCTTTCATTGAAACCAACACCATATCTTTTATGGGCTGAAACTTCAACGTTTCTTGCTGGTACGTTTATCGCATGACAATAAAATCTAAGTTCTCTCGACAAAGAATATCTATATCCAAAAGGATGTTCTCCAGATCTTGGAAATCCGAAAGAAAACACGAATCTGTTTGTTGGCAAAATACCATTTCTGGAATTTAGCGCAATTGATTTAAATTCTTGAATGTCGAATGCCATGTTTTTATTGATCCTTATTCGTAGGCAATTCTTCTGCTTTCTCTAAACACTTGTTGCTTTGAAGCGCCAACAAATCTTTCTGTTGGTAAGAACAAAGCTGTATCCCAACTTGTTATTGGAACTTGCAAGTATCTGGATTTAACATGATCAAACAAGTATCTTTTGACACAAGGTTTAATCAATCTAAATCTACTAGAAGAAGAAAGCATTTGATATGTCATTCTTAATCTTGTCGATTCATCATAGCGTTGATTGTTCAACAATGTGTATAGAGCATCCATAAGTTTGGCGCGAAGCAATGGAGAAAGATAGTGTAAATTGATTCCTGTAAATCCATCACTGTTTAAGGAAAATGGGAAAACAAGAGGAAACTTATCATAATAAGGAAGATCGTATTTTCCCTTTGGGTCATAGAAAAACATATACATACGACCAATGCTTTTTATATTAATATTGCTGACAAGATTGACGCTGTTTTCAGACATCAATCTATTGCCTTGTATGGTTTGGACTTCGGCTGCAGAATCTCTCATCCAAGTGCGAGCGTCTTCAATATCACTTCTGCTTGGATTCTTACCGAAACCAAGAGATTTAGCTAAGTCTTGAAATTTAAAAACTGCCATTAGTATTTAATCCCCAGCTCTTTTTCCGTTAAAATCATAAACTTCCATTTACGATCTTCACAAAATTCTTGAGCAGCCTTCCATTTTGCGCTATTTATGCCCCAAGTTTGCACTTCTGTAATGTACCTTTTATTTATAGTCTTTGACGGAGTAGGTTCTTTCGTTTGAGCAAATGGTTTGATCTCAACAACAACCGTCTCAGTAATACCTTCTTTGGTTTTTCTACGAACAATGAAGTCTGGAAAATACCTGTGCATTCTGCCATCAATCGGAGACTTGTAAGGTATTATCATTTCTTCGCTGCCCCACTCAATAACAGTTGGATCTGCGTCCAGCTTCATCATAAAACGAAGTTCCCATGAGCTTCGGTAAACGATGTTCGCTGGATTGCCTTTGTATTTCTGTGGGTTTCTTGGTTTAAATTTTCCCTTCATGATCCTCAAATGATTCTTATAAATAAATAGAAACTCAAATTTATATAGGTAGGTTCATGGGCAATCCAACCATCAATAACAACGGCGACATTAGTTTTGGAACTCTTGGTTCTGGTATAGCAGATTCCGCTTCAAGTGCATGGAATAGTTTAACGAGCGGTTTGAAACAAGCTGGTGGGGCTGTCGGAACAACCGCATCATCGTTTGTAAATAATCTAGGAAAAGTTACTGGAGGAGGAGGCGGATTTGGATTTCCTGGAGGATTTATTCCACCACAACCAGATTCGCCAAAATTTAACTCTGACAGAGCAGCAATAGAACCACCAACTCCGCCAGCCAAAACTGTTGCGCAAATTAAAAATGAAGCGTCTCCAAAATCATCAATTCTTGAGTATCCATTAAACAACAAATCAAAATTTAAATTTGGCATTGAAATTTCTGATTATGTAAAGTTTGAACCATTCGAAAAACCAAAACTTAAAATTGAAGCCAACATATTTTTGCCAGTTCCAGATAATCTTGTTGAGAGATATGGAACCACAATATCAGAGGTTTCTCTAGGAGCAGCTGGCGCTATAGCTGCGCAAGAAATCGGCAGATTTAAGCAAGGCGGAGTTGAAAATATTGAATCTTCATTAAACCAGTCTTTAAATTATCTCTATGAATCAGGAAAAGATTTTGGTGTGAAAAATTTGATGACTCTTGGTGCTCTTCAAGTTGCAAAAGGCATCGGAGCTATGGGCGACCTTGGTGATAAAATTCAAAATATCGCAGAAGCTGGTCTTGGTGCAGTTGTCAATCCAAACGTAGCAGCTTTGTTTAAGGGCGTCAAGCTAAGAGAACACTCATTTAAGTGGAAATTTTATCCAAGAAATCAAGAAGAATCCACTCAAGTCAGATTGATTGTTGGGAAATTAAGAAAATCAATGTTGCCGCAAGTCAGCCAAGGAATTGGTGCTATATTCAGTTATCCTAAAGTGTTCAGTTTGAACATATTGCCAGACGAGAATAATCCATATCTCTATAAATTTAAAAAATGTTTTCTTGAAAGCATGGAAGTAAATTATTCTCCATCTGGTCCTGCTTTTCATAAAAATAATGCTCCTGCAGAAATTTCATTAACTTTGCAATTTCAAGAAATTGTGGTATTTACTGCTGATGATTTTGATGAACAGGGAGATTTTACAACTTCTGGTTCAACACCAGCTGGAACTTTTGATAGTTTACCATCAACAACTGTTGCAATTCCAGGAGGAACAAATGTACCCAGAAGTCCAACAGGCGGTATTGCTGGGGTAACTGGAAGGTAAAGGTCAAATTAAATGGCTATAAACTATTTTGAAAATTTCAATAACATTATTCACACACAAACATTTGCGAAAAATATATTATCCCGTTCAAAATTTGTATCAAGCTTGCTTAAAAATGAGTACGCTCTTCTTCCATATGAAATAAAGGAAGGAGAAAGACCAGACACAATAGCACATGAATATTATGGCGACGCAAGATATGCTTGGTTAGTTTATTTGAGCAATGAGATATATGATCCTTATTATGATTGGTATTTGAGTCAAACTGATTTCGACAAATATATTGCAAAAAAATATGGATCAGTTGAAACTGCAATGGCAACTATTTTGCATTACCAGAACAATTGGTCTTCGTCCGATTCGATCATTTCAGTAGCTGCGTATGAATCATTAATTCGTGAAAGAAAAAAATACTGGGAGCCAATTCTAGTAAACAACATTCCTTTTCAATATCAAAGAAAAAGAGTTGATTGGAAAATAACCAAAGAATCGTATAATAATGCCTACAGTTCTGCAGCAAATTCTAGTGGGACAGTTAGCGTAAGTAATACATCAGCAACTGTAACTGGAACAGGAACTGCATTCTCAAATACCTTTGTTCAAGGTCAATATATAAAATTGTGGTCCAGTAGCCAAGAATATTCCATAAAAGAAGTTTTTTCAGTAAACAGTAACACATCAATTACGCTTTCAACAAATTCAGATTTCTCTAATACTTCTGCTAATTATGCAGTCGCATCAAATACATTTATCGAAAGCATTTACTATGATCCAGTTTATGCGTATGAATATGAGTTAGAACAAAACGAAAAAAAGAAACACATCAAACTTCTTTCCAAACAGTATCTTGGTCAAGTTGAACAGCAATTAAGAGAATCATTGAATGTCTAAATTTTCTCCTGGAGAAGTTGAGGTAAGGAAAATAGATTTGTTTAACATAGACAAATCTAAAAGACTTAACATACACAAACAAACTGCTGCCATAAGAATATATGAAGACGTATTCAAGCCAACTTTATATGCTGAAATAACTCTTTACGATGCATTTGACATAATCAACAACTTCCCAATTATCGGCGAAGAATCAATTGAAATTTCTATACAAACTAAAAGCACAGATAAACCATTAGATTACAAGTTTAAAGTATATTCTGTTTCCGACCAACAAAGATCAGAAAATTCAAAGTCATCAAGCTACACTTTATTATGTGTTTCGGAAGAGCATTTGCTTGATGGATTTACTCGTGTCGTTAAATCTTATGACATGGAAATTCATAAAATGATTGCTGATATTTTGGCAACATATTTAAAATCAAAAAAAGGATTTGAGTACGAAGAAACTAAAGGCACCCAACAAATAGTCATGCCAAGAATGAATCCTTTGATGGCTATTGACTTTTTGAGAAAACGTGCAACATCAAAGAAATATAAGTCTAATGCGTTTGTGTTCTTTGAAAACGCAAGAGGTTTTAATTTTTATACATTGGAAAAATTGTTTGAGATGAACGTCCCAAAGATCGGAGACAAAGTATTTGAATACAATCCAATTGTTAACTTTGATGATGATAAAGGAAAACCAGAATCTCTGTCCAAAACAAGCTATAGAAATATTCTCTATATTGATACGCCAACAAAATATGATAATGCAAGCAAAATCAGAGATGGTATGTTAAACAATAAAGTTTTGAATTTTGATATTTTAACTAAAAAGGTTACTGAGAAAACATTCAAGTTTCAAGAAAACGTATCAGATTTTATATTCATTGATAAGAATGCATTTACTCAAAACAGCAAACAATTTTATGATAGATATGACAAAGACGAAGGGATGAGAATGTTTGTTCCTTCTGATAGCTCGAGACCAGATTCTTTTATTGCTGATACTATCGGAGCAAAGGTTGCATATTTCAATATGATATTGCAACAAAAAACAATAGTACAAATATATGGCGACACAACAATAACAGCTGGTGACGTTATAACTTGCAAATTTACATCACCAACCAGCACTCAAGAAAACAATCGCCCAGATGCAAGAATGAATGGTAATTATCTGGTCATTCAACTTGCTCATGATATTATAAAAGTTGCTAATGAAAAATTTTCACATCGTATTTCTATGGGTCTATTGAAAGGAAATTTTTCGTCATCATGACTACAAGAAATTTAGGTAGAGAAGGATTTAATTGGTTCTTTGGTATTGTCCAAGATAGAGATGATCCTCTAAAAGTTGGACGAATAAGAGTTCGTGTGCATAGTGTTCATGATGACGATGAATTGATCCCTTCTGACGCTTTACACTGGGCTACACCTGTTCTTCCAGTAACATCAGCTTCTGCTAATGGAGTAGGAGTTTCTCCAACTGGAATTGCTGTTGGTACAACTGTTTTTGGATTCTTTGCTGATGGCGAAGAAAAACAACTTCCGATTATTCTAGGAACTATTGCTGGTATTCCAGAAGAAGGTTCTCATGATGTATCTAAACTTGCTAGAGAAACAAATAATATCGTAAAACAAAAAGTTGGCGAAGAACCAGCCACAGCATATGGCGCGAAATATCCTTATAACAAAACGCTAACAACTGAAAGCGGACACGCTATAGAAATTGATGATACACCAAACGCTGAAAGAATACACGTTTATCACAAATCTGGAACATATATCGAAATAAACAAAGATGGCAGAATAGTAACTAAATCGGTCGACAATAGTTTTGAAGTTGTTGTCAAAAATAAAACAATACAAGTATCTGGTGATTGCAAAATTAAAGTTGATGGCAATATTAATATCGAAGCTGGCGGAAATATTAATATGACTGCTGGCGGTAACGTTAAAATTGTTGGTTCTAAGATAGATCTAAACTAATGCCAGGAATAACTAGAAAAAATGCTGATACTGCTGGTGGGAGAGTTACCTCTGGTTCGTCTAATGTATTTGTTAATGGGAATGCAGCTGCTAGAATAGGGGATTCGATTGCACCGCACGGAGATTCCCCACACAACAGTGCTAGAATGGAAGAGGGAAGTTCTACTGTATTTGTAAATGGCATAGCTGTTTGTCGAACAGGAGACTCTGCAACTTGTGGTCACAAAAGCACAGGATCAAGCAACGTCTTTGCTAATTAGCAATAAATAAAATTAAAAGGATCCAGTATGGCAAGATCTGATTATTATACAGAAGTTACGGAAATCAATAATGCAAGAGATTTGTTCAGCGATTTCTTGATTGATTTTTCCGTACATCCAGAAAAAAATGATCTTCTAAGACAAATCAACGAACAATCAGTAAAACGTGCCATAAAAAATCTAGTTTTAACCAATACCTATGAACGCCCATTTCAACCGCTTATCGGCGCTGATATTAATGCTCTTCTGTTCGAGTTGATTACTCCAGAAACAGCATATGTTTTAAAACAAAAAATTACAAGAGTTATCAATGATTATGAACCAAGATGTCGTTTACTTGAAGTCAGAGTTGATCCTTATATAGAAGAAAATGGTTATGTAGTAACGATAACTTTCCAAGCAATAAATACTGAAGCTCCTCTTCAACTTCAAGTTCTACTTAATAGGGTCAGATAATGGCTAATTCATCAATAAATCTTACAAGCCTAGATTTTGAGACTCTCAAAGAACAGTTCAAAACGTTCCTAAGATCACAAAAGCTTTTCAACGATTATGACTTTGAGGGATCTAACATCTCGGTGTTGTTAGATTTGATGACATACAACACTTATATGAATGCTTTCTATCTAAACATGCTTGGAAGCGAAATGTTTTTGGACACAGCACAACTTAGAGATAGCGTTGTGTCTCACTCAAAGGATTTGAATTATACACCAAGATCCTATAGATCAGCAACAGCCAAAGTTGATCTTATTATTACTCCTCCAGCCGATAGTGCTTGCACAGCGGTTGTAATTCCAAAAGGAACTTCATTTACTGCCAAAGTTGGTTCGAATAACTTTACCTTCACAACCAACGAACAAATTCCAGTCATTACTAATGGCAGATACTTTGAGGCAACAAACGTTGACCTCTATGAAGGTGTGTTTTTGTACGATCGTTATGTTATGGATTACGCGAACACAACCCAAAGATTTATTATTTCAAACGAAAATATTGACACAGAAAGTTTGGTTTTAAATATCATTGAAGATTCCTCAACAGTTATTCCATATACAAAAGCAGAATCTTTGTTTGATTTAGATTATACGTCAAGAGTTTTCTTTATACAAGCATGCGAAAATAGCAGATATGAAATAATATTTGGTGATGATGTTTCTGGTCGCCGCCCAAAAAATGGTGCTGTTGTAGTAGCGGAATATAGAGTATCAAGCGGACCAGCCGCAAATGGTGCAAAAACATTTAAGCCAGACGGTCAAATTGGTGGGTTCTCAAACGTTATAGTTTCCACTGTTGAGGGCGCAAACAATGGCGCTTTCCCAGAAACACTAGAATCAATCAGATTTAATGCGCCAAGAAGATTTACTACTCAAGAAAGAGCAGTTACTGAAGATGATTATGAGATTCTTTTAAAGTCAAATTTCCCAGAAATCAATACAATCTCAGCATTTGGCGGCGATCAACTTGATCCACCACAATATGGTAAAGTGTTCATTGCGGTTGACATTACTAATGCCGATGGTTTGCCCGATTCAAGAAGAATTGTTTACAGAGATTTTATCAAGAAAAGATCACCAGTTTCTATTGATCCAGTGTTTATTTCTCCAGAATTTTTGTATGTTGTTGTTAACTCAACTGTTAGATACAACGTCAATAGAACAAGATTGACTGGAAATGACATCAAGACATTGGTCATATCTTCAATCACCAGTTATAATGATACAAATCTTGACGATTTTAAATCAACAATACGTTACAGCCAGTTGACTAGAGCAATTGATGATGCACAATCATCAATCGTCGGCAACGAAACAGAAGTTTTGGCAATGAAGAAATTGCAACCAAAACTTCTTTCTCCAGAATTGATCACAATCAATTTTAACATTCCCCTTTATGATAGATTGTCTTCGTTTAATTCTGTCCACAACGCTGGTGATGAACATACTATATCTTCTACAACATTCGTTTATGAAAATCAAACTTGTAGTCTCGAAGATGACAATAATGGAAATGTCAACATCATAACAACCACTGGTACAGAACACACTGTACTAAGAAAGGTTGGAACAATTGACTATTCTACAGGCATTATAACTATGAGAAACTTCTCAATTTCAAGTTACAGCGGTTCTCATTTGAAAGTTTACGCTAAACCTGCTTCAAGAGACATATATTCATCCAAGAATGTTATCTTGTCAATCTCAGCGGATGATATTTCTGTGTCAACTATTGGGGTAAGAGAATAAAAAAATGAGAGATGTAGAAGCTTATATTTCGCCTCTAGTTGAACAAATGTTTCCCTCCTTTTATCAGGAGGAAGGAAAAGGATTTATACGTTTCGTCAAAGCCTACTACGAATGGCTTGAGCAATCAAACAACGCATTATATCATTCAAGAAATATAGGTAGTTACGCTGATATTGATAGAACTCTAGAAGATTTTATCGTACATTTCAAAGAAAAGTATTTAAAAGACATTCAATTTAATGTCAAATCTAATGAGCAACTGTTTATCAAGAATGCAATCGACTTTCATAGGGCAAAAGGCTCAGAAAGAGCGATTGATTTGTTTTTCAGATTGATTTACGGACAAAGCGCAAGAGTTTATTATCCTGGCGACGACATTTTCAGACTATCAGATGGCGAGTGGTTTGAACCAATATATCTTGAGGTAACAAGAACTGATAAAAATCTCAATTTTATCGGCAAAACTATCACAGGAACGCTGTCAGGTGCCACTGGATTCGTTGATAGGCTCGTCAGAAGAAATAAAAGCGGAAAATATATCGACGTTATGTACATTTCTCAAGTTTCTGGAGATTTTCAGACTGGAGAAATCATCAAATACGACTCAAACCTCGATGGTAACCCAAAAATAATTGGTTCATTTAACTCTGCTGACGTTGTTAGCGGTGGAGCGGACTTTATTGTTGGTGAGGTTGTTAATTTTACGTCAAATAATGGCGGTCAAGGTAAAGCAATCGTAAATTCAGTAGCTAACGTTACTGGTGTTGTCGATTTTAAACTAATTGATGGCGGTTTCGGTTACAATTCCAACTCAGAAGTTCTTGTTTCTAATGTAAATTTGACTTTGGGTAATGTAATTGTATCTGCAACAAGATCTGCTCCTCTTTTTGACACCTTTGAAACAATTACTCAAGATCTTGCCAACGTTTCCTTTACTGCAGCCACTCAAGATTTCAGCACAGGTGATTATGTTTACAGTTATTATGGAAATAATACTCTTGCAGGAACTGGTGAAGTAGTTTACATCAATCAAACAGCTGGTGGTAATACTGGTTACGCTATACTTGCTCTAAGCGGAAACGTTCAAACAACAGGTTCATATTATACTTCTGGTAATTCTGATTTATTTACTGTTGATGCCTATAATGACGTTACAGCTACTGCAAATATTATAGCATATTCATCAAATCTAACAATTTACAATACTTCAACAACTGGTTCGTTTAGCGTTGGCGAACAAGTGTATCAGTTAGATGGCGCCATCGAAATAGCAAATGGTGTTGTTAGAGAAGTTACTGTAGACGTTTCAAATACTACAATTTCTCTCACTAATGTTAATGGTGTATTCAAATTATCAACATCGGTTATTGGTCGATCAAGCATGGCAAATGCTACTCTTGATCATTATGACGTTAAAGTTGGTGTTGTACAAGTAGACAATGATTTTTATACTTGCACAATCAATGCAGTTTCTACTGCATCATCAAATGCTAGAGCAATCATTACAAGAAAATCTGCCGGAAACAACGCATCCTTTAGGGTTGGTAATCTGATTTATTCAGAAACTGTATTTTTAAATACAGATTATATTAGCTCAAAGAGGCACAAGTATGTTCAATTCGCTAATGCTACAACACAACTAACAACTGGCGATCAATTATACAAATATTATACTAATGGCGCTTTGGCTGCAAGAGGTTTGGTGCTCAGCGTAAATCAAGTTCTTGGTGAAGCTAATGGTTGGATGTTGCTTTACACACAACCTGGCAATACAACAACATTTTCCCCATCATCAGCCACAAACGTAACAAATACAGCATACACAACATCAAACCTACAATCAGCTGTTATCGTTTCAGATTCTCCAGTTGGTTATTTGAGCTTTAATTCCGCCAATGGTACAATAGCAAACAATGTTTCTATTTACAGATATTACTCAAATGGAACAATTTCCGCACAAGCAAGAGTAATTAGATCTCTGCAACAAACAGGAAATGCAAGTGGTAATGCACTTATTGCAATCATCAATGGTAATACATCAACATTCGGTCCAAAAGACTCATCAATACTTTCAAATTCTTTCTACACGACTTCAAATGCTGTAACAGCTGTGGCTGATCTAGAATTAATTGATGGTGGAATTTACAAAAAACTTCCAATTTCTGATGCATCAACTATCGGAATTCCATTCCAACAAACAGCTGGATATACTGGATTTTCGTTTACTTTTAATGCGAACTCAAATGTAAGTTCAGCTGATGACTTTATATCAATCCCTGATGGCGGTAATGTTTTAGGAAACGGGGAGATAGTAAAATATCTTGTTGCAGCTGGTAATACCGCTCTAACAAATCTATCGAATGGTTCGCTTTATTATGTTGTTTATGCAAACACATCAGGATTTGCTCTTTCAACCTCAAGCGGTGGATCTAAGATTGATTTGACTGCTGGTTTGACAGAAACTGGACACAGCTTAACGCAAAGTTATTTGACAACTCAAGTGTTTAACGCTAATGCTGCTGTTGATAATACAACTGAATTTATCAGCATAACATCAAACAGATTCCAAAATGGTGCATTCCTAACTTATTCTGCCAATGGTGGAGTTCAAATTAGCGGACTTACAGATGGGGCAAGTTATTATGCGGTCGCCGCTAACAGCAGCGGTTTGAAACTTTCAAATACATTTGGTGGTAATGCTATCAATATAACAAAAGGTTTGACTGAAAATCATAAACTCACTATAAGCGATGCGATTGTTAATTATCTTCATTATGATAGTTTTACGCTTGGTAGAATTAGAACGCTGACAAGTATCAATCAAGGTAACAGTTATTCCGATTCTCCATTCGTTTTGATTTATGATCCACTTGTTTATGCATATGAAAGAAAAGATTATACAATCAAAGTAACTGGGGCAACTGGTGCATTCTCTGTTGGCGAAATTATTCAAGGTCAAACATCAGAAGCAATCGCAAGAGTGCTTTCATATACAGCGTCAAACAGCACTATAACAGCTACAAGATTGAATTTTTCAAAAAATCTTACAGAAAACGAAACAATCATTGGCGCAACTTCTGGTTTCCAAGCAACAATACAATCAATCGGAACTCTATCAACAGTTTCAGGTTTCAATGCAATCGCTACTGGTAATGCTATTTCTACCAACGGTTCTGTTACTTCCCTAAGAGTTATTGATTCTGGTATTGGTTACGTTGATGGCGAAGAAGCTATTTTCTTCGCAGCAGATCAACCATCTAGAACTGGTATCGCAACTCTAAACATTAGAAAACAAGGTACCGCTGAAGGTAGATATAGAGAAGCTAGAGGATTTATCTCATCAGATAAAAAAATTCATGACGGTGAATATTATCAAGAATACTCATATGAAGTTATAGCAGGTCTTCCATTTGAAACATGGAAAGAAATGTTTTTGAAAGTTCTACACGTTGCTGGTACAAAACTATTCGGTAAGTTTGAAACTATTCAAGTTGCAAATTCACTTATTACTGTGAAAGATTCTAATACAACATCAAATACAATTTACAATATGAGCTTTAATGCTTCTTCTGATGTTGACACAACAAATGATTTCATAACACTAAGCGGAAACACTGGTAAAATTTCAACCTTCAATGCTCTAAGTGGTATCAATTCAACTTCTGGTTTCATCACAACAAAATATGGCAATCGTTTTGCCAACAACGATAAAGTTAAGTATCTTGTCGCCGCCAGTAACACTGCAATTACACCACTAGCAAACGGATCAACTTATTTTATTAAGAACCCAAATACTACTGGGTTCTTCTTATCTTCAACTGCTGGCGGAGCAACTCTTGCTGTTGAACCTGCATCAAGTGAAACTGGACATACAATTTACGGATTCGGTAATCCATTTGCAAACGGAACAGTTGTACAATATCTTGTTGCTGAAGGAAACACTCAGCTTTCAGATCTAAGAGTTGCCAAGCGTTATTATGTAAGATACGCAAACAACACTGGTATAAAACTTAGTGAAACAGCAAATGGTTCTGTTGTTGATCTAATAACTGTAGGAAGCAGCGAAACAGGTCACACAATAAAGACTGTTGAAATACCAGCAGTAACATTCACCAAACAATTCAATGCTAATTCTGCTGTTACATATGTTGATGATGGATTGACAGAAAACTTCAACGCAAATACTGGCGTTAGAACAAACGGATTTATATCCGTTCTTGATGGTAAAAATAATTTTAGAAACGGTCAAGCTGTGGCTTATACTGTTGATTCTGGTAATACTGCAATAGCAGAGTTGACAGCTGGAAATAAATATTACATTAGAAATAGCAACAGTACTGGATTTTTCTTATCAGCAACTCCTTCTGGTTCAATAATTACTTTAACAAAAGGAACCACTGAAAATGGACATAATTTGTCAGTGTTTGGATCTTTCATAGCAATACCAAACAATCCATTCCAAGATAAGCAACTTATCAAGTATTATGTAACCAATGGAAGTACAGTTCTAAACACACTAAGCAATAACGCAACATATTATGTTTATGGTGCTAATTCGAGCGGCATTAAATTGTCAAGTCAACTAAACGGAAATTCTTCTTCTGTTATTTACTTCGACAAAGGATTGACCCAAACTGGACACTATATAACTTCTGCAATCAGTTAGGAAAAGATAAAATATGACTGAGAAATTAGTTACAAATATTTTCAAAACTCACAACGCTCAACAATTCGTTGAGTCTATTTCAGAACCAGCAAACACAATTTACTACGTTTTTGCTGGAGATCACGTTTCTGGAAATACAGTCAAAATCCCAAATAATAGTGTCCAAGATGTAACTATTGATGTTTACAACAATATGCTTTTTGCTAAACAATTGACTTCAGCTGATGTTAATGTTATGGCAAAAAGAAATAATTGGGTAGGTGAAACTGTTTATGCAGAATACAGTCATACTGATGGCGACTTATATGATAAGAATTTCTTCGTTGTAGTTGATGAAGGTTCATACTATCACGTATACAAGTGTATTTCAAATAACAATGGTGCCAAATCAACTGTACAGCCAACATTCAGCGATACTTCAGCAGATGACACATATTATGAAACATCTGATGGATATATTTGGAAGTACATGTATTCAGTAGATCAACCAACATTTGAGAAGTTTGCTACAGCTGAATATATGCCAATAGTTCCTAATGCAAACGTTACAGCTAATGCAGTTGCGGGTGCTATTGATTTGATTAAAGTTATTTCAAGTGGTTCAAGATACGATAACTACTTTGCTGGTGTATTCAGTACTGGGGACTTAAAAGTTACTTCATCAGCTGCTTATCTATCATCATATTCATCAGAATTATTATACTCTCTAGGGGATTTTACGTCAACCTCTAATATTGCTGGAACTGTATCTATTTCGTCTGGCAATTCTACAATCACAGGAACATCGACTGATTTCGTTAACGATCTGGAAGTTCAGCAATCTGTCAAAATAATCAATGCTTCAAATACTCAGCAATTTGAAATAAGAAAAATTACTGCTATTGGCAACTCAACATCATTGACAATCGCTGGAGCAGTCAGTAACACATTCACAGGCGCAAAACTTCAAGTTACATACCCAGACAGAGCTTCTCCAAATAACAACTTCTACGATGGTTGCTGGTTGGTTATTACTGCTGGCGCTGGTGCTGGTCAATATAAGAAAATTATTGATTATTACAACGATGGCGGAAAGAAAATTGCAGTTGTTGAATCAGCATTTTCTCAAGATCTAAGTGCAAATACGCAATATGAAATTTCACCAAGAGTTATTATTACTGGTGATGGACTTGAAACAATTAATTGTGATGCAAGAGCACTAGTTAACTCTGCATCAAGCAATGGCGTCAGCAAAATTGAAATATTGAACAGAGGCAAGGGTTACAATTTTGCAACTGCAAATATATTCGTGTCAAATGTTGTATCTAATACAGTATCTGCAAATCTAAAGCCGATTATCGCCCCTCCTGGTGGTCATGGATATGATCCAAATCACGAATTGGCTGGAACCAAGCTTGGTATTTCTGTAACTTTCGCAAACAACGAAAGCAATACAATTACAACAAACAATGATTATTCTGTAATTGGTATTTTGAAAGATCCACAAGTAGCAAACGTTGAACTAACAATCAAGAAAATTTCTATTGATGCTTCTGGTTCGGATGGAACATTTATCCTTGATGAAAAGGCACATCAATTTACAACAATTAGGCTTGGTGGCAAATTTACAATCAATACAACAAGCAATACTGTTAGTGAAGTATCCCCTTCAAATCTTAGCGATTTGACAGAATCTATCGCAATCGGCGACCATATCATTTTCAACTCAGGTTCTAACTGGCAGTTGGCTAATGTTGTTGGTGTTGGTAACTCTTCAACAATGACAATCAATTCCGTTGGTTTCTTTACAAACGCCAATACAGTCGCTTATAAAGCCACCCTAACAACAAATTGCGTAATATCTACTGTAGAATCAACCTTCCTGTATGCTGCAAACGTCGAAGGATTCTTTGTACAAAATAGAAAAATGATCGGTGCACAATCTGGTGCAGTAGCTAATATCACAAATATTGAAATAAATAATGTTAATAAAAATTCAGGATTTACTCCTCTGAATCAAATAACATATTACTCTGGTACATTCGAATCGCTCAGCACATTTACTGAAGACGAAGTTGTATATCAAGAAATCAATGGAGCTAACACAGCATCTGCAAGATTCCATTCCGTTGAATCAAGAGATGGTGTAACATATGTTTATGTAACAAGACAAGTTGGAGCATTCGATACTGATTATAATTTGATCGGAGAAAGTTCAGGCGCTTCCTTTAATTTAATCGCTAAATATAATGGAGATTTATTAAAGAATAGCGGCGAAGTGATTTACATACAACAAGGCGAAGCTGTTTTGAGAGCCAATAACCAATCAGAGATAATAAAAATAATTGTGGAGCTTTAAGTTAAATGCCAATCAATACTGATCTAAACATTTCTCCTTATTTTGATGACTATGATGAAAATAAAGACTTTTATAAAGTCCTTTTTCGTCCTGGCGTTTCAGTTCAGGCAAGAGAACTAAATCAGCTTCAAACAATACTACAAAAGCAGATCGAAAGATTTGGTGATGCAGTGTTTAGAACAGGCACGATCATTGAAGGTTGTGCCTTTCAATTTGAGAAAATTTTTCCATTCGTTAAAATTAAAGATACAGAAACAAATGGAACAGCTGTTAATGTCAATGATTACGTTGACAAATATGTACAAAGCTTGAGTACAAAATTAAAAGGTCACGTTCTAGCTGGTATTTCTGGTTTCGAATCTGCAGACCCAGATCTTAATACTCTTTATGTTCGTTATACAGATAGCGGAACCAGTAAAACAGCAACATCATTTTCGGCTGGTGAAACTCTTAGAGTATATGATAATAATCTTGGCGTTTGGGGAATCAATATTATTGATGGTTCCACTGGTATTTCTAACAATTATAGCGTTGTGTTTGTTAGCGCCATCGCAGTTCAAAATACAGAAGGTGGAACTTCTTTCGGTAATTCTTTCGTTGTTGGTGGAAACATCACACAATCATATAATGGCGTAACTGCTAATGCTGTTATCACAGGAATTGATTCCACTACAAATTCAGAGGCACTAATTCTTAAGATCCGTCCAAATTATGGCGATCTTACAATCTCAAATACTTCTGCTTGGACTTTCAATCTATCAAGAGATTCAACCGAACTTGTTTCATTGGTCGGTAATTCTGCTGCTAACGGTAACATCGTTGGGATTATTGGTAGCGGTGCAACAGCTTCTTTGACCACAGATTCAATTCTTGGTTCTGTGACTTCGGTTGAAATGGTCACAAGAGGTAGCGGTTATTATATTCCACCATTTGCCGGAATTGGGGCTACAAGTTCTGGAGCACAAACATCAATTAGCGGTTTTACTGGCGATGCAAAAAATTACTATGCAGAAATAAGCGTTGCTGAAAATATTACAACCCCTGCAGTTGGAAATGGTTACGCTTTCAGCATTGGTTCTGGTGTTATTTACCAAAAAGGTTACTTCTCAAGAGTAGAAGCTCAAAGAGTTATTGTTGAAAAGTATAATGGTTCTCCAGACCAAAAGGTTATTGGTTTTGATACCAGAGAATCAATTGTAAATAGCAATATTGACGCAACTCTTCTTGACAATGCAACTGGAACATACAATTATAACGCTCCTGGCGCAAATCGTCTTGAGCTAAAGCCATATCTTGTTGTTCTTGACAAGGTTGATGCTTATGCAAATGATGAATTTTTCTCTGTTGTAGAATTTAGCAACGGTCAACCATATAAACAAAATAGAACAGCTCAATTTAATACTATTGCTAGAGAATTGGCACAAAGAACTTTCGAAGAAAGTGGAAATTACGTTCTTGATCCATTCTTTGTTTACACAAGATCTGCGAATACAATGGCTCTTGAAGCCAACTCATTTACAGTTGTTGTTGATCCAGGGCTTGCATATATTGATGGATACAGAGTTGAAACAAACGCAAACTACTACGAATATGTAAACAAAGCAGTTATAAACGCTGGTGTTGATACAAACACAAATAATGTGGTTGTTGATGTCAATTATGGAAATTACATTAGAGTGAAGGAAGTTGGTGGTGCTTGGAAGTTTAACATTGGAGATGACATTTCTCTAAGAAGCGCAGCTGCTACTTACCTAACAACTGGTGGTCTTGGAACTCCAACTGGTGCTGGTTCTGAAATAGGTAAAGCACGTTTCCGTTCTATGGTTTATGAGTCTGGTGAACCAGGAACACCAAGTGCAGTTTACAGATTGTACTTGTTTGACATTCAAATGAATGCTGGTCAAAACTTCAGAAATGTCAGATCAGTTTATTACAATGGAACTGGAACAAAGGATGCGGTTGCTGACGTTGTTCTAACTCTTGATGGAACAACAAATTCAAATGTTGCTGTTCTTCAAGATCGTTCTAAAAATAAAATGCTATTCTACTCTGGCGTAGATGCATTGAAGAACGCAAACAATATCAATTACACATACAGAACATATAACGACACAGCATCTCTAAATGCTAGTGCACAATCAACAATCACATTGGTTACAACTGGAGAAAGTTGGCCATATACTGGTTCTCTTTCATTCAATGAAAAAGAAGATCTTATCATAGTTCCTCTAGCAAATGCTTTTGCTACAGCAAACGGTGGTGGATCAATTAGCATACAGTCTGGTAACACAATCGTAACTGGTACATCAACAACCTTCGCAACAGATTATGCTGTTGGTGATTATATCAGAATTGGTAACAGCAGCACTGGTGACATCAGAAGAATTTCTTCTATCGCAAATAACACAACAATGACTATTGCGGTTGCTGGTTCGTTCACTTGTACTTCTGCCAATGGTGTTCTATCGTTCCCACAATTCGTGCCTGTACCATTCGCATCAAGATCAAACAGAACAGCTTCCGTTACTGGAAACTCTCTAACTATTTCTCTTGGTAATACATTGAATGCAGTTAGCACATCACTAGCAATTACATACAATGTTAGAAAGAATGCTAACTCAACAACAATACCAACCAAAACAGCAAAAAGAAAAAGATTCGTAAAGATCAGAGTAGCAAACAACGAAGCTACAGTTGCTGCTAATGCCGCTGGTTCAGTTTCGGTTGCAACAAACTCTGTAACAGTCACTGGAACTTCCACTTCCTTTACAACCGCTTTTGAAGCTGGCGATTATGTTGCTCTTTGGTCAAATGCAACCAACTGGTACTTGAGACAAGTTGATGCTGTTGCTAACGCAACCTCTTTGACTCTAACAACAAATTCTGCTATTGCTAATGCATCAGCAAATATCGCCAAGGTAACATCTGTCAACCTAGATGGTCCATGGTCCCTCGGTGTTCCTGATGTCTTCAGAATGAGAGCTGTTTATGGCGGAACCGACAGCAGCATCACAACATCATCTAACAATATCGGCACAAACTTTTACATTGATCACAATCAAAATGAAGATTTCTATGATACAAGTTATTTGATGAAAGATCCAAAGTCAACCCTTTCAATTGGGTTTGATGATTGGTTCCTAGTTTCGTTCGACCAATTTGAAGTTTCTGGTGAAGGATTCAAGTATCTAGCAAGCTATAATGTTGATGATACAAAGACACTTGCTAACTCTGATCTTGTTCCAGAAAACTCAACAATTCACACTGTTGAAATTCCTGAAGTCTACAGCAAGACTGGAGAATATTTCGATCTAAGAGATCACTTCGACCTTAGACCATATGCAAATGCAGTAATTACTCCTGCAAACAATTCAACTTATGCAACAAATTCTCCAATCAACCCATCAATTCCACCATATGCAAATAAATTCTCAAGTGCTGACAAGTATTTCCCAGCACCAGAATCAGATATTACTGCAACTGTTGAGAATTATTTACCAAGAACTGATGCTGTTGTTGTTACTTCAAATGGTTACTTCAAGGTAATTAAAGGTGAACCAAACAATAAGGTTCCACCAAAAACTCCAGCTTCAGCAATATTGTTGAATTACTTGGAAGTTCCAGCCTATCCATCATTGCCAATGCAATTAAGTGCAAATCTTGCGCTAATGATTGATACAAATATGGCTAATGAACTTTATACAAGAAGAAGAACTGCAAAATACAGAATCAGAACCCCTCTTTCAGCAACTAATATTGCAGAAAATCAACCAAGACGCTACACAATGGAGCAAATTGGTGAACTAGAAAGAAGAATTTCTGATCTTGAATATTATGTCACCTTGACTCAAATTGAAGATAAAGTAAAGAATCAAACAATTCTTTCTTCAAATGATCCAAATCTTAACAGATTCAAGTTCGGGTATTTCGTCGACAACTTCTCAACAACCGATTTTGCTGACGCAGATAATCCAGAATATAGCGCATCTATCTTTGGACTTGAATTGAATCCAAGAAAACAACAGATTAATCTTGATTATAAATTTGATACGTTGGATGAAAACACAAGCAGATATTACAATAATGGAAAACTCGTTCTTCCATATTCTGAATATGCTCTTGTACAACAATTAAATGCAACAGATGGTCCTGTGGCGATTCCATCCCCTCCTGTTGTTAACGCAGTAACAAATGCTACACCAAATAGTGGATTTGGTATTATTCCACCACCTAGACCAACACCAAACACCACACCAACACCAAACACCACACCTACCACGCCAAATACAGGCATAACAATTCCAGTACTACCAACTCCAACGCAAACCATTGTTTGCAGAAACTTCTCAGATTCTAAACAACCAAGATTCGAACAATACACAGGAATACCAGTTTCTATTGCTACTTACTCAATACAAATGAGTTCTAATTCTGGTCCAGTTTCTCTATACTTTGATGTTTACAATGGCGTTGATAGAATAGAAATTCATCAAGGAGCAACTGCAAATTTCACCACATCAACAGCAACCAGAATTGTTTCAACAGAAAATTGTGTTGTTTTGACCGATGCTGACAGAACTGAGCTTCAAGCTTCTGGATGGAGACCAACTAATGGTTCTGACCTAAGAAATAATGCTCCATGGAATGGTCCTTCAGGAACAAAAAGAAGACCAAATTTTTCAAGATCCAATTTGTCTACCGCTTCTGGAACCTTGACAAACTATTGGGTAAAGGACGCAGGAAAAATTGAATTTACTCACAATCCATCAAGAGGATTGTATTATAAAATTATATTGTTAAAAGGATCTCAACACGCTGCTTTGAGAATTTGCTATCCAACTGATCAAGTTGCTGAAGCAACTCCTCCTTTTGTGGCTCCAGTAACTCCACCTATTTACAGAGGACATTTCGTTTTAAGCTTCCCAAAGAACTTTACGATTGAACAATGTATTACTAAGAAAACTGATTTGATCAAGAATACAATAATTGAAACATCAGCTGCAAGTCAAGTACCAGAACCACAGTTACCAAAACCAAGAACTGGTGGTCGTAACGGTCGCGGAAACTTTACAAGATAAAATCATAGGATAAATATAGGAAAAGGACGATAAAAATGGCTCGCCGGACACGCAATCCCTTAAAGAAAAAACAAGAACAAGTTGAGAAAAACCGAGATAAAACGGTTGAAACAACTAAAGAAGTAAATTCTTTTATTGTCAGAGAACAAGCAATTTTGTTCAATGTTGTTGGTTTGAAACCAAATACCAGACACTATTTTTACTTTGATAATGTTGATAATTCATCTAAGTGCGCTCCACTGGCTGGTAAAAAAGGCGATTCTTTGATATCGGATAAAAATGGAAAAATAACATCATTTACATTTTTCTATGATGCAGATATTGATGCGAGCACAGACAGACAAAAAGTAGTATCTGAAATTAATAGAATTGCTGGTGTGAAAGAAATAAGAATTGAAAGTTCAGATGGCGTTTCAATCGCAACCCATCAAATAACAATCAAGGTAAATACTTCAAACGATAAGCCATATTTCACAGTTGGTGGCATTGGCGGAGTTGGAGTTGGCGGCGTTGGTGGTGTCGGTGGTGCTGGTTTCTAAAGATTAATAGGAAAACAAGGAAATAAAATGGCAGTATTGTACGATTATATACAAACATTTTTTATTGATCCAAGTGCAGTCAATAATGCTAAAGAAGTTATTTTGACCAGCGTCGATCTTTGGTTTAAAAGAAAACCATCAGCAGCCGACAACAGATCAAATACAATCAATCCTGGCGTGACAATATGTATATGCGAAGTTAAACCAGATGGTTCGCCTGATATATCAAAAATTATTGCCAATTCATATTGTCATCTAGACTGGGTTGATGTTTTTGCTTCAACCAATGCTCTAGCAGAAACTACGTTTACATTACCAAATAAGATTAGTTTACCAACAAATAAATTTTATGGTATTTGTATTTCATATCAGGACAGCGCATACCAACTATGGTCATCAACACAAGGCGATAAAATAGTATTACAAAATGGTACCATAACAAATAGACCTTCTCCTGGTCAAGCTGGTAAAAATGACGGTTCTTTGTTTGCAGGAACTAATACTACTACATTTAGAGCACTAGCAACAACAGATTTGAAATTCAGAATCAATATTGCTCAATTTGCAATTCCTACTAATCTTTCAATTAAAGCTATTCCGAAGAATTACGAATTCTTTACATATTCTAACAAAAGCGAAACAAATTTTATTAATGGCGAATTAGCATATCAAAATGTCGCAAGCGAAACAGGAACAATTAACATTCTTTCAGGTTGTACTGTTATTAAAGGAACATCAACATCATTCAGTTCCTCTGCTCTTGATGAAAAATACATAGTGGTTCAAAGTGCATCTGGCGCAAGCTCTGATATTAGAAAGGTTACTGGTGTTGTAAATTCAACATACATGACAATTGATCGTGCTCCAACCTTTACTGATTCAGTTGGTAAGTTTAAAATTCCTCCAGTTGGAAAAGTTTTTTATAGATCTTCGTTGACGAAAGAAATATATCTTGTTGACTCAAACGCAAACAGCACAAATAAGTTCGTTACTGGAAACACAATTTACGGAGAACAGTCTGACGCATATGCTAATATTGCAACAATATTTGATTATTCAACAGACACATTTCTACCAGATTTAGAGATAAGAAATCCAGCTGGTTTCAGCACTCAAGTTAAGCACGTGTTTGCAACAAACACTGGTGGTACTTGGAGAGTTAATACTTCTCTGCTAACTGCAACAACAGTTGACAGCCTTAATAAATTGCAGGGTTATGATGGTTACATCATGTCAAGATCAAATGAAGTAGCAAATCCAAGTTTCCTTTATGCTAACAGCGGCGCACAAAAATCAGCCTATCTAGAATTTACATTTAATCCAGGATCAAGAACAGACACCAGATTATTTGAAACTCCTGTATTGGATGAAGAAAAACTTGATATGTTTATCTTCCAAAATAAAATTAATAATGATACAACAAATGAATGGTCGAACAGAGGAAGAGCAACATCAAAGCATATTTCAACAAAGGTTAACTTTGCAGATGAAAGATATGCCGAAGATATTAAGGTTTATTTGACTGCTTATAAACCATCTGGTACAGACATTAAAGTCTATGCCAAAATTCACAATTCTAATGACACAGAACCGTTTGACGACAAGAGTTGGACAGAACTAAAACTAGAAGATGGTGTTGGCTTGTTAAGTTCTATTGCTAATGATGATGATTATATTGAATTGGCATATGGGTTCCCACAACACCCACCAGTGCTAAAAACATTCAACTATGTTGCAACAACCGAAGTTGGTAATTCTGTTATTGCTACAACTTCTGATTTGTCTGCAAATATCAAATCAAACGACTTGATTAAGATCTATGATCCTGCTCTACCAAATACAAATTATGCAGTTGGTGTTGTAAGCACAGCTAACTCAACATCAATTACATTGACCGATGCAAATACAATTACAATCGCTTCAGTAGCTGGATCTGGATTTAGCATTTCAACTCTTGGATATAACTCAGTTCTTGCTGGATCTAAGTCAACAGCTTTCAATAATATTCTAAATGACAACGTCGTTCGTTATTACAACAGATCAATGGTTGAGTTTGATACATATGACACATTCTCAATTAAGATTGTTTTGACTTCAAATTCAACCTTCGTAGTTCCTCGCGTTCAAGACATGAGAGCAATCGGAGTTTCTGCCTAATGTATGCCAAAACCAATCATACTGGCTTTTACAAAGATTTGACAACAAAAGCCGTAATAAATACAAACGACGAAGAGTATCAAAGAATTTTGCTTGAACGCAAGAAGAAAAAGGAAATATCAACTCTAGCAAGTGATGTTTCTAACTTGAAGCAAGAAATAACAGAAATTAAAAGCCTTTTGTTGGTATTAATTAACGGAAACAAATAATGTCAAAATCAATAGCAAATGTTGATATTAATGCTGATAACTTTGAAGGTTGGGTAACTAAAACAAACCAAGCCTTGCATTTTATTTCAACAGAAGCAATTAATGCCAATACTACTACTGGTTCAACAACGGGAAACGCTCAATTAAACGGCATCTTCTCGGCTAATACTCTTGTAGCAAATACAACACTTAGAGGCGGAAACGTCTCAATTGCTAATACACTATACATTTCTTCTAACGTTGTTTTTCAATCAGCAGCAAATACAACTGGTGCTGCTAACTTCGCCAACAGTGTAGCAGTTACAGGCAATACAACTCTTGCTAACAGTTTGGCTGTTACTGGTAATGTAACTTTTTCTAATACAATCGCTGTAACTGGTAACGTAACCTTTGCTAATATAGTAACTGTTACTGGACTATCCACATTTAATGGTGGTATCAACACAACCACAGCTAATGCCTCGGTTGCTGTAAATATTGGCGCAAACGTAAATCTTTCTACCACACAATTGAACGTTGGCAACTCATCTGTAAATACAGTAATCACTTCAACTGCTATTGATACAGATGGAACTCTAGCAGTTCTCGGAGCAGCTACTCTTTCAAATACAATTGCCGTAACTGGTAATGCTACTTTCTCAAATACAATTGCTGTAACTGGTAATGCTACCTTCTCGAATACAATTGCTGTTACAGGAGCAACTACGCTTTCAAATACAATAACAGTTACAGGTAACGCCACATTCTCTAATGCAGTCGCAG